ACTAGGTGTTGCACCTGGTCTTCAGATTAACTTCCTACGTTACAACAACCTAGGAGTTGCATCGCCACTTGTTGAAGGTGTTCGTATTCAGACCAACGCACTGACCGCACAGCAGTTCTCAATCACCGTATCGGAGCACGGTTACGCACTAGCAGTTTCAGAGCTATTGCTAAACGCCTCGTTCGATGATGTAATGGCTTCGGCATCGCGTCTTCTAGGCCGTAACATGGCACTTTACCTAGACAAGTTGAGCCGCGACACTCTATACAGCGCAACCTCAACCATCTACGGTGAAGACCGCACCGACATGCTCGCTATCACCGACGGAACTGGTACCTTCAACCAGTACGCATACGGTACTCTTGGAACCAGCCGTGCTTCAATGACCGGTAACTTCCACTTGACCCCACGCACCGTCAAGGATGCAGTTGAGACCCTCTCGACCAAGAACATCCCAAGGCTAGGCGAGACCTACGTTGCTTTCGTGCACCCACACCAGAGCCGCCGTTTGCGCGACACTGCTGAGTTCATTGAAGTAACCAAGTACGCAGCACCTGGTAACTTCATGCTTGGTGAAATCGGCCGTCTATACGACACCGTATTCATCGAGACCACCCAGGTTCGCAAGGTTGCTGGTGGTGCAGGTACTTCGTACACCGCTGACACCGCAGTTACCCCAACCGTAACCCCTGGTGGTGGCTACATTACCCCAGCAGAGTTTACTGGTAACGGTGGCTCAGACCGCTACGACGCCATCTTCATTGGTGACAACGCATTCGGTCACGCTATCTCACTTCCAGTTGAGCTCCGCGATGGTGGTATCCTCGACTTCGGTCGTGAGCACGCCCTAGCATGGTACTCAATCTTCGGTCTTGGTCTAATCACTGACCAGGCTGTTGTGATTGCAGAAACCAACTAGTAACAATTTGTAGAGGGGGGTCAGCAATGGCCCCCCTTTTCAAACCAAAATCAGCTATTAATTAGGAGAATACACCGTGGCAACACAAAAAAGAGCAACCGATTTTACCGGTCGTCAGCGCGAACAGCTTCAGGCTGAAGCGATAGAAAAGCAGCAAGAAGCTGCAAACAAGATGGCTATGGCCACTGCTGAGGCAGCGTTTAAAGTAGAGCACGAAGTTCTAGACGCTACTAAGCCAAACAGAGTAGGTACCATAGTCGTCGAAGAAATCAAAAAGACCTCTGAGAACGCATCTGTCGTTATTCGTGTGTCTGAGGACATTGAGTCAATGACCTTTGGCGCAGGAAACTATTACAGTTTTAAGGCCGGTCAGAAGTACGAAGTGACCCCCGAGATAGCTAATCACCTCGAGCAAAAGGGTTACCTAGCAGCTAGACTCTAAGCCTATTTGCACACAGGACAGCGGGCTTAGGCCCGCTGTTTCCTTTTATCCAGACATTTTTGCTGCAGTAGGGCAACATAGAACTAGTTGATTTGTAAAGGGTCATTGATGGCAACTCTTGAAGAACTTGTAGCAAAGGTAAGGACTGAGCTAAACGACCAGTCTAAGCAGTTTAGCAAGTCATTCACTGGCGACGGCTCCACCAGGTCTTTTAATCTGGGGTATAAGCCGCTAGACCTTACTACCCTCATGGTCACTCTAAATGGCACAGCTCAAGCCAACCCAACAAACTATACCGCCGAGGCCACCCACGGCGTTATTCACTTCACCTCAGCACCAGCTAACAACGCTGTAATCAGGGTATCTGGAAACGTATTTAGGTATTTTTCAGATGCAGACATTGAATACTTCGTCAATACTGCGGTAGGCCAGCACCTACTTAACCGCACAGACCGGTTTGGAACGCAGATGACACTAAGCATGTTGCCAGAGGTCGAGGCTTATCCAGTCACGATTCTATCTACAATTGAAGCGCTCTACGCCCTGGCAACAGACGCTTCGTTCGACATCGACATCCACGCTCCGGATGGGGTGACCATTCCCCGCTCACAGCGCTATAGCCAGCTGATGAGCCTAATTGCTCAGCGCCAGGAGCAGTACCGAAACATCTGCTCTGCGCTAAATGTTGGCCTGTGGAAGATTGAAATTGGTGTATTGCGCCGAGTCAGCCGCACCACAAACAAGCTTGTTCCAATCTACATGACACAGGAGATTGATGATGCCCGCAGGCCGGAGAGGGTTTACATTGAGAACAATCTAAATGGTAGAGTCCCTGCTCCAACTACTGTTGGAATTTACGACCTTATTGTAGAGCAGGGCGATACCTTCTCAATCACCCTGGACTTCCCAGACGACACTAACTTCAGCGACCTAACCTTCAAGGCTCAAATTAGAACCTACCCTGGCTCGCCTACCTTGTGGGCAACCATGGGAGTTGCTGTAAACGACCCAACGCTGAAGAAACTTACGGTATCCTTGACTAGAGAACAGACTAGAAATCTGCCGGTTCGTTGTGCCTGGGATATTCAGGCCACTTCGATTTCAGACCCTAACTTTTCTCGAACCTATCTCCGAGGCCAAGTCTTTGTTAACCGAGAGGTAACCATAGATTAATGCCAGACGAGATTATAGTTACGCCATCGGCTCCTATTACAGTCGGAGTTTACTCCGGTCAACCCGGCCCTCAGGGAGTTCCGGGAACAGCTGGCCCTACGGGCCCTACTGGCCCGGGTGTAACAACGCAACAGATTTTGGACGTGATTGTTCCGGCAGTCTCGTACACACATACACAATCCGCGGCATCAACTACATGGACAATAACTCATAACCTTAAATTCCGCCCTAACGTTACGGTGTTTGACAGCTCTGGCAACGTAGTGGAGGGGGCTGTAGTCCACAGCAATGCAAACCTTGTAACCCTGACGTTCTCCGCTTCAATATCGGGAACGGCAATCCTATCCTAAGGAAAATAAATGTCACGTCAATTTCTGACTTCAATTAACTTAAACAAGAACGAGCTTCTTAACGCTCGTATTCAAAACCTAGCCAGTGCGCCTAGCTCTCCTGTTGCCGGTCAGATTTACTACAATACTGGCGATAACACTCTTCGCTACTACAGCGGCTCTGCATGGATTGCCTTGGCTCAAGGTGGAGACGTAACTAGCGCAATTACGGCTGCTATTAATGCACTTAGTACAACCGATATTGAAGAGGGTACTAATCTCTACTATACAGATGAGCGTGCTCAGGACGCCGTTGGTAATAACGTTGGTACTGGACTTAGCTACAGCGACGGCTCTGGTGCAATTTCGGTAGACACGTCAACTATTGCTACCCGCACCTTTGCTACCGGTGAGGTAACTACTCACGCCGCCCTAACTGCCACCCACGGCGTCACTGGAGCCATTGTAGGTACCTCTGATACTCAGACCCTTACAAACAAGACTCTAGGTGCAAGCACCTCACTTAGCGCCGCACTTAACGCTAATAGCCAGAAGATTACTAGCCTTGCAACCCCTACGGATTCAGGAGATGCCGCAACTAAGGGATATGTTGACTCGGTAGCTGAGGGGCTTCACGTTCACGAATCAGTTAGAGTTGCTACTGGTGCAAATGTTTCACTTGCAAATGACCTTGAAAATGGAGACACACTTAGCGGAGTAACTCTTGCAACTGGAGACCGTGTTCTTGTAAAGAACCAAACAACTGCCTCAGAAAACGGTATCTATGTAGTTCAGGCCTCGGGGCAAGCGATACGCGCACTAGACTTTAACACTGCAGCGGAGATAGACAGCGGAGACTTTGTTTTCGTAACCTCTGGAACCTATGCTAACACCGGCTGGGTACAAACAAGCCAGCCAGCAACAATCGGAACAGACCCAATCACGTTCCAACAGTTCTCTGGTGCTGGCACATTCACTGCAGGTAATGGTCTTACTATAAGCGGCAGCGAGTTTAACGTAGTTGGAACCGCTGACAGAATCACGGCTAACGCAGACAGCATTGACATTGCATCTACCTACGTAGGTCAGTCAAGCATTACAACCGTTGGAACTATCACCACAGGTGTGTGGAACGGTACAGATATTGCTGTTGCAGACGGTGGTACTGGAGCAAGCACCGCAGCCGGAGCTAGAACTAACCTTGGTGCTACTACCAAGTACGCAGCCAGCAACGGCGCTCTGACTGCTAGCAGCGGCTCAGTTACCTGGACTGTCACTCACAACCTTGGAACCTCAGACGTAACCGTGCAGGTTCGTGACTTGACTTCTAAAGCCTTGGTTGAGGTAGATGTTGTTATTACCGACACTAACACCGTAACTCTATCGTGGGTATCTTCTGGAGAACTTGCTGACGCTTACCGTGTCGTGATTGTAGGCTAATAGCCCTATAATAGAAAGACAATATGTCTAGAAGATTCCTGACACCAGTAAATCTGCCTCGTGGCAGTTCGTTGCCGTCTACAGGCAACGAGGGCGACCTGTTTTACAAAACCGACGATGATAAGGTTTATGTCTACACTGGGTCAGCTTGGAATGTTCAGCAAGGTCCTACAGGTCCTACAGGTCCTCAGGGTAATGATGGCGCTCAAGGGCCCCAAGGTGACCAGGGAATACAAGGCCCAGCTGGACCAACAGGTCCAACAGGCCCGACAGGCCCGACAGGTGCAACTGGACCAACAGGAGCTGTAGGCGCAACAGGTCCAACAGGTCCTCAGGGAATTCAGGGTGTCACAGGTGACCTAGGTCCAACCGGTCCTCAAGGAAATGACGGAGCTACTGGACCACAGGGTCCAACCGGCCCCACTGGACCACAAGGCGTTCAAGGAGAGGTTGGACCTACCGGACCGCAAGGAGCTCTAGGTCCCACGGGTCCTCAGGGCATTCAGGGTCCAACTGGCCCAACTGGTCCTCAAGGAAACGTCGGCCCTACTGGACCACAAGGTGAGATTGGACTCACTGGTGCTGACGGGGCTACAGGACCTACTGGAGCAACTGGGCCAACAGGTCCAGCAGGATTGACTGGAGCTACGGGTCCACAGGGTGCGGTTGGAGACACAGGGCCTACGGGACCTACCGGTGCTACGGGTGATATCGGCGCAACTGGTCCTCAAGGAAACGCGGGGCCAACCGGGCCTACTGGCGCAACTGGGGCTACGGGTCCTGCGGGCTCTTTTGGTGGTGCGTCGTTTGATTACAACTACCTAACCAACACCACTGAATCTGACCCAGGCTCTGGAAACTTAAAGTTTAACAACACGTTAACTACTGCAACTGCGTTGTTCATTGACATCCTTGACATCAACGCTGTAGATGTGACCAACTATTTACAGACTATTGATGACTCAACCTCGACAATCAAGGGTCACTTCCGTGTTAGCGAGACCGCTAATAACGACAACTTTGTTTACTATGCCATCAACGGCCCTCACGCTCACGACACGGGATACTTCCATGTTCCAATTGCTTATTTATCTGGCTCAGTAAGTTCGTTCGCTGATGGTCTAGATGTCACCATCACCTTTGTGCGAACTGGTGACAAGGGCGATACGGGACCGGCGGGACCAACAGGGCCTACGGGAGCCACCGGACCAACCGGACCAACGGGAGCCACGGGAGCCACGGGAGCCACGGGAGCCACGGGAGCCACGGGCCCAGCCTCATTTGTTTCTATTAACTCTGGTGGCACATCTGGAACATATACTCTACAGTCTGGCGATGCAAATAGCTTGGTTGAGTTTAGCGTCACGACAACTATCACAGTGCCTACGGACTCTACAAGCATTCCAGTAGGAGCGACAATCGCAATTTTGCAAACTGGAACTGGGCAGCTTACAGTTACAGGCCCGTCAGTAACCCTTAACTATACCCCTGGAAACAAAACCAGGGCCCAGTGGTCGCAGGCGGTGCTTACCAAACGTGCATCCAATACTTGGGTGCTAGGCGGAGATTTG